CTTTGTGGTCAAGGTTGATGCCCACTCCAACAGTCCGATCTTCATGGAAGACCTACGGACGATGGCGTTTAACTTGTTCAAAGCCCAGGTCATTGACAAAGAATCCTTGCTTGACTTGATTGACCCTCCAATGAAGCAGATGCTCAAAGACAGGCTCAAGAAACAACAAGAAAAGCAGGAAGCTCAGCAGGCTCAGCAAGCCGCAGAGCCTAATCCAGAAGGTAAGTCTGAAGGCAAACCTCAACTCAAACAGGTGGGATGATGGCAGCAACACCCGGAACAAGTTCTATGACCGCCCCAAAAGCTGACCAGCCTCGGGTGACAACAGAGTCTCTGAAAAGAGGCGAAGCGAGCCCTAACTTGACAATGCGTCAGACAGGGTATAAAAACTACTCCGGGCGTAGTCAACGTGATTACACTCGTCGTTAAGGAGCAATCATGTACGGACGAAAAATGAAGCGTAGTCGCAAGACCCGCCGCTGATTTCCCCGAAAGGGATAAGGGTATGGCTGCTTCCCCTTTAAGTAAGTGGCCGCCTGAACCAAGGAGCGCATCATGCGTAAAGGTCGTAAAGGTCGTAAAGGCCGCAAGTAATCCGTAAGGATTTGTCTTCCGGGGCTGACATAAAATGCCCCGACCTATTGCAAAAAAGTTTGTAATCGCTTACAAACTCGTGCTAAGGAGTTCAGATGAGTGTTCCGGCAGACAAATTGATGGAGTTGATGAAGGGCGTTCGCTCGGCAGGCGCTCCTGCGCCAATCCCAGGCATGGCCCCTGGTGTCAATCCTGATATGCCAGCACCGATGACGGACGCCGAAACTCCTCCAATTTCCGCTCCCATGTCTACTCCCGAACCCAAGATGGGTAGCCGGGAAGCCGCCATGATTAACATCGGCATGGCTATGGATCTGCTAGAGCAATCCATCCCCGCTCTCGGACCAGAGTCGGCAGAGGCTAAGAAGACGCTAGATGCTATCCGCAATCTGACTGGCGTACTTGGCCCTCGTAAGGGTCAGACCAACGAACTTCAGCAAGCTGAGATTCTTCAGATGCTGCAATCTCTCCCTCAAGCTGGTGGCGCAACGCCTGAAGGAAAAGCTCTAGCACAAGCGCCCGTCCCTGGTATGCCGCCTGCCGGTGGTATGCCAAAACCACCCCCTATGTAAAAGGAGTCCATCATGGATTTGTTTAAGCCTCGTGGCGCTGCTGCTCCCCGCCGCCCCACCGACAACAATCAACAGCACGGTGCTATCACCAATACCCCGCGCTTTGCAGAACTCGGCGGTCTGTCTGCCCCCAATAAAGTGGGCAAGACCGGCATGGCCGTGAAGAAGCCGGGTGACGGCAAAAAAGTCATTTAATCGTATAAAGAGGGTAACAAATGTCTCTAGAAAATCTTTCTCCCCAGGCTCGGGATGAGCTTGCGGCTCTGGCTCAGCGACTTGCTGACAACCCAGAAACCCGCAAAGACTTCTTGCGTATGACCAAGAAAGTCAATCCTGATCTGCCAATTCCTGAGCTTGAGATTGATGACCGGACCACCTCCGCTATCAGTCAGATGCGCCAGGAAAATGATGCTATCCGCGCAAAGCTCCAGGCTAAAGAAGCTCAGGAGATGCTGGACAAGCGTCGGCAGTCGCTGGTGAAGAAGGGTCTAGTAGACAATGAAGACGAAATTGATGCTGTAGAAAAACTCATGTTGGAGAAGAAAATCGCCGACCATGAGACTGCGGCACAGTATCACCAGTGGATGAAACAGGCAGCAGTGCCGACCCCTTCCGGTTACCAACCTTCAGCAGTCAAATCTTTTGACCTGAACAAGTTCTGGAAGAACCCTGCTAACGCTGCCCGTGAAGAAGCTGTGAGAGCGCTCAATGATGTTCGCAAACCCATGCGACCCATTGGTCTGTAAAAGAGGGTATTTTTTTCTAGGAGAGAACCATGCCTATTGGTGGCGGTATTCTTCCGGCAACAGGTAGTTCGCAGTTCACCGAACTGACTTATGTCACTCGGCGTGCGTTCATTCCTAAGCTGGTTGTCCAACTTTATAACTCTACGCCCTTGATGGCGGCACTGATTGCTAACAGTCAGCAAGCCTCTGGTGGTGTGTCTTCCGTAACTGTGCCCGTCCAAGGCTCTCAGTTCGTGAACGCTCAATGGTCTGACTACAGCGGCTCGTTCGCTCAGCCGTCAGTCCAGCAAGGCGCTTACAACGCTGAGTTTGACTTGAAGCTGATGATTTCTCCCGTGCCGTTCCTCGGTATGGAAGGTGCCGTTCAGCAAGACGCAGCCATCATCCCCCTGATCGAAGCGCGTATGAATGACGCGACCAACGTCATGATGGATGCTATGGCAACCGCGCTGTACAACAACACGACCAACACTCAGCAGTTCATCGGTCTGCCTGCTGCCGTTAGCGCCTCTGGCACCTACGGCAACATCAGCCGCTCGGCCTATAGCTGGTGGCAGTCCAAAGCCTATGACGCTGGTTCTAAGAACCCGACCCGTCAGAACATCCTGCAATACATCTCCGGCACTGTGAAGAACGGCGCTGAGATGCCTTCGTTTGGTGTTTGCGGTTTCGGCACTTGGACCCTGTTGGCTCAAGACTTTGTTGGTCAAGAGCAGTACGTCATCACCCCCGGCTCGGGCTTTGATGGCGACAACAATGGCCCCCAGGCTGCATTCCGCGCCCTGATGGTTGCTGGCGTTCCGATCTACCCAGATCCGTATTGCCCAGAAGGTACTGTGTACTTCCTGAACACCAACTACCTGTCGCTCTACATCCATGAGCAAGGTTCGTTCGTGTTTACGGGTTTTGAGTCCACCCTTCCGAACTGGCAGATCGGCTATGTTGGCGCAGTTCTGATGATTGCAGAACTTGTCAACGTCAAGCCGAAATCGATGACCGTGGTCAGCAACTACAACTACCTCTCACTGTAAGGAGTAGAAGATGTCACTGTCCACAAACAAAATCATCCTGGCAAATGCCACCACCAACACGGCTGGTGCGTATTTCCTGACTACCACTATCTCGGCAGTCAACACCGGCAACGGTACGGTCATCCCGGCAGGCGTTTACCTGATGTTCCCGCAAGCGAACACCAGCGTAATTGCCTTCAACGGATCGGCCAATGCTACGCTGATGGCGGCTAACACTGGTGGTGTCATCATCTCTGATGGCGTCAACGTGTATGCTAAGTCCACTGCGTCTAGCGATACCGTAACGCTGCTGGCTACCAACGGTGGCTTGAACGTGTCCGGCACGTACAACACCTGATAGGAGTCTGTAATGCAAGCGAACCATGTAAGTTCGGACTACCCCAACAAGTTTGGCAACTATGCCATTGCTTATGCTCCCGGCGTTAGTGTCGGAGCAACCAGCAATGCTGCTGCCACTCTTAGTGTTACGGGCACGAAGTACATTGTTCGCCGTATTACCGTAGCAGATGCAAACCAGAGCATTTCTACTGCCAACGTGTCTATCATCACTACCAGTGACGGTAACGCATCTAACGCAGTAGCAAGCGCACAAACTCTGTCGAACGTCACCAGTACCGCAGCGTATCAAGACTTGACTCTTGCCGCCGGTACCGCAACAACGACATATTCTGCTGCCGCTCTGTTTGTCAAAGTCAATACCGCTGTTAGCGGTGGGACTGTTGACGTTACGGTTTATGGCGACATTGTTGACCTATGAGTGAATCTGTCTTCGTTACCAACACTAGCGACAAGCATCTTGTCGTGAACTACAACTACAAGCCTGTGGAGTTTCCCGTAGGCAAGCCAGTTGAAATCACGACAGAGGCTGCTGCGTTTATTTTTGGTCACGGCAAGACAGACAAGGAGCCGCATCTAGCCCGTCTGGGCTGGGTGCAGCTTCACTCAGAACTCCCAGAAGGATTGGAGAGGCTGTCAAAGTTTCTTATCTCTGACCAGCCTTTCATTGAAAAAGACCGCTCGTTACCCTCGGCGGTTGGTGTAGTACCCCTCCACGTTGAAAAGCGTGGTGGGGGAAGCACTCGCCAGCGGGTTGCGTAAAAAATGGAACGTAGATGGCTACTCTTGCTTCCTACCTTACGGAAGTCCGTAGGCTCTTGCACGATGCCAACGGTGTTTTCTGGTCAGACAACGAACTGACAGATGACATCAATGCGGCACGAGAGCGCACGGTAAGAGATACAGGCTGTCTACGTAATCTTCAAATCACACAAACCCCCCTGTCTTCTACAGGGGTTGGCGCACTACCTTGGTCAGAAGGACTGGTAGTCACCACTGGTCAGTTTGTGTTTTCCGGCATCTTCATCTATCAAGTCACCACTGGCGGTGTGCTTGGCTCGACTGTTCCTGTGTGGCCTAACGCCAACCAGCCTTACCCACCGTCTACTCCATTCACAGACGGTACGGCTACGCTGACCTACGACAGTCCTTGTGAAATCATCAGCCTTGCTGCATTGCCTAACGGAGTGCAAACGCTGGATGTTTTGAACCTAACAGTCTTCTGGGGAAACAGTCGCATTCCTCTGCGTTACTTGCCCTGGACAAACTTCAACGCTCAACTGCGTTACTGGCAGAACTACACAGGGCGTCCTGTGTGCTTCTCTATGTACGGGCAGGGTCAGATCTACATTGGTCCTGTGCCAGATCAAGTCTATCCTTGTGAGATAGATACCGTCATTCTTCCTCAACCATTGTCTTTGTCAGCAACCACTCAGGTAGATGAGATTGTTGACCCCTACACCACGCCTGTAGCTTTCTATGCTGCGTACAAAGCAAAGTACAAAGAGCAAAGCTACGGGGAAGCAGAAATCTATAAGCAGGAGTACGCCAAAAACGTACAGGCTGCTTTGAACAGCACGTACACACGGCGCATCCCCGACCCCTACTCTAACCCGTACTAATCATGGCAGCAGCAGAGCAAAAGAAGTCCTATGCTGTCATCAAGAACTTCAAAGGCCTAAACACCAAGGCCAATAGGACAGCTATTGACGAAGCAGAGTTCTCATGGATTGAGAACGCTATGCCTATCGGGTTTGGCAACATCAAGATTGTCAAAGCTCAGACAAAAATTACGACTGGTGGAGGCGCAAACATTGTTGCCGCTAACACCGTTACCTCTTTAGAGCCTTGCAATCTCAACAGCAGTGACTTCCTGCTTGCGTTTGAAGATAACGGACGCGCACAGTTTGTCAACATCACTAGCAGTAGCATAGGAAACATTGCTGCTGCTGGCACGTTCTCTAACTCTAGTGTTTCTTCTGCCCAGTACAAAGACGAGCGAGTCATCATCGGTGACCCCAGCAAGGGCTTGTTCAACTGGGATGGGGCAAACCTTGTCAGCATTGGCTCTGTCGGTGTTATCGGCATCACTAACCCAGGCTCAGGCTACGTAAGCGCACCTACAGTCACCATATCTGCGCCCAACGATGCTAACGGTGTGCAGGCTACGGCAGTCTCCACCATCACTACTGGTTCTGGTGGCATTGCTAGCATCAACATCACCTCTGGTGGTGCTGGCTACACCTTTGTTCCTAACGTCATTATTGGCGCTCCTGACCAAACAGGTGGTACACAAGCCCAGGCTTTTGCAACCATCTCTGGTGGTGTTGTTGTCGCTGTTACCGTGTCAAACGCAGGTAGCGGCTATACCACCATACCAAGCGTTACGTTTTCTAGCGGCGCTGCTACAGCCACAGCAGTCATAGCTACGGGTCAGGTTAACAGCATTACTCTGACAGATGCGGGTACAGGGTACACATCCAGCCCTACTGTCACGATAGCAGCCCCTCCTAGCGGAACCACTGCCACTGCTATTGCTAGCTTTAACACTTTCAAGACGGGTACAGTTGCTGTAGTCGTCACCAACGGTGGTTCTGGGTACTCTAACGCAGCCAACACAGTAATCACCATCACTGGCGCTGGGTCAAACGCTGCCGGTACTGCCATTCTGTCCGGTGGTCAGGTCACGCAAGTTATTATGACCAACCCTGGTAGTGGCTACCTTGCCAACACTACTGTCACCATCTCTGGAGGTGGGGCCACAAATGCGGCACTTGCAGTAGCTGCTGTGAACCTCAACGACATCGTTGACGTAGCCACGTTCTCAGGCAGGGTGTGGGTAGCCTCTGGTAGGACGGTCTACTATTCCGCAGCGGGGTCGTACAGCGACTTTACGAGCGTATCTGCGGGTAGCTTTACCCTTACAGACTCTACGCTGCATGGCAACATCCGTGCAATCATCTCTGCCAACAACTTCCTGTACATCTTTGGGGATGACAGCATCAACGTATTTTCTGACTTGCGGGTGTCAAGCACAGGTCAGACGCTGTTCACGAACACCAACGTCAGTGCTAGCGTTGGTACTCGCCGGATAAGGGCTATCTTCCCGTACTTCCGGTCAGTTCTGTTTATGAACGACTACGGTATCTATGCTCTGGTTGGTTCTACAACCAGCAAGATATCTGACCAGCTAGACGGCATTTTCCCGAACATAGATTTCAGTCTTCCTGTAACAGGTGGACAGGTGTTGCTCAACAACATTCTGTGTGCAGCATTCAACTTCACATACGCACCGTCAGGCGAGACTCCCAGGCAGTTGCAGGCCATCTTTTTTGACAAGAAGTGGTTCCTGACAAGCCAGGGAAGTCTTGACTACGTAACGTCATTGCCTGTTGCTGGCCTTATCAATCTCTACGGAGTTGATGACAAGGACTTCTACAAGCTCTACAACAGCAGTACAGCCACCATTAACAGTCAAATCCAGACTGCGCTTAGCCCCATGCAGGACACCATCCGCACTAAGCAGGCTTTGAAGTTTGGTGTGGAGGCAATTCTTGGGCAGGGAGCTACGTTCACTATCACTGTGGACAGTGAAGAGGGATCTAGTCCTCCGTACACGCTCAACAACTTTGCCCAGTGGATCAACAATGCTAGTCAGGTCATCCCGTGGATCAACAACAGCAGTGTTGTGATAGGGTGGACAACGACAAACACCTATTTCCTTTACAAGTCAGACGCGCAACAATACGGAAAGTATTTAGGTCTGACTTTGGAAAGCTCTGACCCTAACTTTGTGGTCAGCACGTTTGAGATGGAACATGAATTAAGAGTGAGGTTCTAACATGACAGTCCCGTATGCTTTCAGCGCTGCAACTAGCGCTATCCCGTTGTCCCAGTTGGACGCCAACTTCAACACGACCATCACGTTGGGCAACACTGCTATCCAGCTAGGGAACACCGTCACTACGCTCAACAACATGACGTTGGCGAACGTGACCATCTCTAGTGGTAACGTGACGCTCACAAACGTCACTGTGACCACGGCTAACGTGACAACTGCAAACATCACGACAGCCGTTATTGGCACGGCTAACGTGACGACTGCAAACGTAGCAACAAGCATCGTCACTACTAGCGAAACACTGTCGTACGGCACAACCAACGGTGTAGCCTACCTCAACGGCAGCAAGGTATTGACCACTGGATCTGTACTGACGTTTGATGGAACGAACCTCGGTCTTTCTGGGGGCAATCCAGCATTTATTGGCAACTCGTCCTCAACAGCGTTCTACATTGACAACAGAACGACAGGAAAAGTAATTACATTCAGGGTTTCTAACGCTGCTCAAGCAGACACAGAGGCAATGACGATAGCCTCTGCATCCGGCGGCATAGGCGCTGTTGGCATAGGCTACACATCACTGACCAGTGTTGGCAACAACGGTCTTGCTGTGCTGGGCAACCTGGGTATTGGGACGAGTTCACCTGCAAACACTTTGAATGTCGTTAAAGACAATACACCAGGGCGCGGTCAACTTTCTTTGCAGACATCTACGGCAGCTAACTTTGCTCAACTCACGTTCTACGACAGAACGACTTTGGGCATGCAAATTTATCAGGGATACCAAGCAACAGCAGGACTTGGCGATGTAAACATTGTGAATACTGGGGCGGCGGCAATTAAGTTTTGGACAACCAACACTGACCGCATGACCATCGACTCCTCCGGCAACCTGGGCCTGGGGGTTACTCCGAGTGCTTGGCTTACAGGTGTAAAAGCGTTTGATGTAAATACTGTTGGCTGTTTGTGGGGCTTTCAATCTGGTGCGAATGTGCAAACTGGCGTTACCAATAACGCTTTTATTAATTCTTCAGCACAATACATTTACAAGGTTGGCGCACCAGCATCAAGTTATTTGCAGGCAAGTGGCGCACACCAGTGGTACAACGCCCCCTCCGGCACAGCAGGTAACGCTATCACCTTTACTCAGGCGATGAGTTTGTTGGCAAATGGTGCTTTGGTTTTAGGAGATACATCTGTTGTTGCATCTAGTTTTGCAGGTGTTAAATTTAATGGCGCATTATTTAATGGATTTGGTTTAAATGATAGTTCAGCAACAACAGGTGCTGGATACGTTTACTTCCAATCAAACGGAACTACGATAGGCAGCATTACTAGAGTTGCAGCAACTTCAGCGGTTGCTTATAACACCACCTCTGACCAGCGACTAAAAGAAAATATTGTTGACGCCCCGGCAGCATCCAGCCTTATCGACGACATTCAAGTTAGGTCATTCAATTGGAAGTCTGACGGCAGTCATCAGCGGTATGGTTTCATTGCTCAAGAACTTGTTGCTGTTGCTCCTGAAGCAGTGCATCAGCCATCCGATCCTGATGAGATGATGGGTGTGGACTACTCCAAGCTCGTCCCCATGCTTGTCAAAGAAATCCAATCCCTGCGGCAACGTGTCGCTCAACTTGAAGGAAAGTAATCATGACCACTATCACTTGGACAGTCACTGCGATGGACTGCTCAACCACTGAGCAGAATCCTGATACCGTAATCGTTTGCCACTGGACCTGCGCTGGTACTGACGGCACTTACAACGCCTCTGTATACTCCACCTGCTCTGTACCTGCTCCTAGCGGTTCTGCATTCACCCCCTACGCTGACCTGACTCAAGACCAAGTGCTTGGCTGGATTTGGGCTAACGGTGTGGATCAAGCAGCCACTGAAGCCGCTGTGCAGCAGCAACTGAACAACCAGATCAACCCTCCTGTAGTACCCCCTCCCCTGCCCTGGAGTGCCTGATGGTTAACTCACCATTCACCCCTACAGGCAACACAGTAGTCTTCACGGCTGCTGTTACCGCTCCTACTCCTGTACAGGCAGTGTCCACCACTCTTGGTGGAAACAACTACCGTGTCATCAACAACGGTATTGTTACCGTCTTTCTGGGCTATGCCACTACTGCTGCCAACGCTACGTCCAACGCAGCAGTAATCACTAGCTCTGGAACATCACTTCCGTTGCTGCCAGGAACAGACGAGATTCTTTCCTTTGTCCCTAACGCCTACTTCACAGGTGTCACCGCTAGTAGCACTGCTATTGTGTACGTGACTCCCGGTGACGGCGCATGAGGTGAGTCATGTTAAAGACAGTTAGCTCAGTCGCAAACGCTATAGGCGCTCTCAACTACAAGGGCACCTGGGATGCTGCCACAAACAACCCTACTCTGACTTCTGGCGTCGGTGTTAAAGGCGACTACTACGTTGTCTCTGTCGCAGGTAACACCAACCTAGACGGCACGACATTGTGGGGTGTTGGTGACTGGGCCGTCTTTAACGGATCTATCTGGCAAAAGGTAGATGGTGGAAGTACAGGCGACTTCACCACTGTCACTACAAACACTCTGACCGTCAACTCCTCTGCCGCTCTAAACCTCACAACTACCGTAGGTGCCACATTTGCAACTGCGAGCCTTCCTCTTGTGCCAGAAGGCTATCTAACAATCACCATTGCCGGTGTGACAAAGAAAATCCCCTACTACGCTGCTTAACATGGACAACCAGCAACTGTTCAACATGGTCATTGCAGGCTCTGGCGCACTCGGCGGCTGGATGCTAAAGGTCATCTGGGATGCTATCCGTGACCTCAAGTCTGATGTGCGTGACATCAGTCAGACCATGCACAACGACTTCGTGCGTAGAGAAGACTTCAGTGATGCTGTCAAGCGGATTGAGTATATGTGTGAGCGCATCTTTGACAAGTTAGATGACAAGGCTGACAAATGAACATGGAGGCGCTGTCCTACGTCAAGTTCGGCGACAGGGATGGCCTGGGAGAGTTCCTGTTTGAAAATGGTGTGCAGCACCAGTTGTTCTACGAAATCTTGGCAGACAGTGGCATCCTTATTCCTAAGTACCCACTGACTGATGCTGACCCATCTAACCTAGACGACTGGCTTTTTGTGCATAACCAAGAGCATGAAGCTCTAGCTTCAACTCTGAACTTGGACAACCCGTTCCAGTTGATAGATGCTGACTGGAATGTTGAAGATGATTTCTATGATTGGATCGGTGTGCATCAGACCATCCATCAACAGATAGCTGCGGCTTTGGGAGTGTGAGATGGCACTTATACAGATGACTCAAGAGCAAGTTGATGATGTCTTGCGTTCTGGCGGTGCTGTTCCCTCTGGATCAGTCAATGTGTCTGGTGGAGGTATTGTTACTTCTGAAAATCAACCGCAAAACATTAAAAAGCTACAAGGCCAAATTCTTGCTCAAGGCTTGACGGGTAAGTGGACTGGTGAAGGATTTGGGAGTCCAGAGCAAAACGCTTTTGAGATAGCCAGAACTCTTGACGGAGCCGGAATCACAGACATCAAGCAGTTTGGTCAGTTGCCAGATGGGGGTTACGGGAACAAAGAGACGGGTCAAACTATAAACCCAAACTATGACCGTGCTGGTGGTCAAATTTTTTCTGGAACTTATGCTGGCAAAGACTCTACAGGGTTTGGTGTTCAGTTCGGTCCTGACGGCACTCCTTACTTTTACACGCAGCAAGGAGCAAGTACCAGCAGCATGGGGGACATCCTTCCTGTGCTTTCTATCGGATTGTCTTTGTTTGCTCCCGGCATTGGCACGGCAATAGGTACTGCTCTGGGTGCTACTGGTACGGCCGCTGCTGTTCTTGGAAGTGCAATTGTTCAGGGCGTTTTTGCAGAGGCTCAGGGTGGTGACTTTTTAGACGGCGCTATCAAAGGTGCTGTTACTGCTGGTGTAGCTCCTGCTGTGGCTAACACTGTTGGTCAAAGTGTGGCAAACGTGATGGCAGACTCTGCTGTCAAAGATGTCATTACCAACGCTGTTGCGTCTTCTGCCTCCTCTGCTGTTACTGCGGCTCTGACTGGTGGTGATGTAGAAAGTGCTGCGCTTACAGGCGCTCTAGCAGGCGCTGGTGGCTCTGTAGGACGAGAGCTTGGCATTGCTTCTGAGTACGGCACAACACCGTTTTCAGAGCAAACACAGTTGCTTGCTGGTCAAGAGGCTGGTTTGGGTGGCGCTGGAAGTATTGGATCTAGCCTAGGTCAGGCTGCTGGCGCTGTTGCTGGTGGTGTTGACCCTGCACAAGCGTTGTTAGGTGCTGCTTCTCGGATAGAAGCCGAATCTAGGGCTGCTACCCCTACTTCTGGATTTGTTGGACCTGTTGGTCCTGTTGCTCCGTCAGAAGAGCCAGTTTTTGTGCGGGATATAGACACAGAAACCTCTATTTTTGGCCCTCCAGGGACCGAAATAACGACTGCACCACCGCCTGAAACAGGCCAAATTACGGATACAGGTGTGATGGACGGAGTGGCTGGAACCATTCCTGAAATCATCCCGCCCTCCACCCAAGAAATTCCAATACCCGACCAAATTAGTCAAGAATTAGGCGGGATACAGGAAGGGATAGCTGAGACTATTCCTGAGCAGGACCAGCAAGTCATTGATCTGATAACGCAGCCTCCAGAGGTGACTATTCCTGGGGTCCAAGAAGGGATTGCAACCACTATCCCAGAAGGTTTGGCTCCTCCAGATGCCATTCCTGAACTTGCGCCACCAGACATGGGCGTACAGGAAGGAATCGTTGAAACCATACCCGAGGACTTAGGTCTTCAAGGTGGGATTGTTGAGACAATTCCTGAAGATCTAGGATTGCAAGGCGGGATAGTAGAGACTATTCCCGAGGATTTAGGTGAAGACCCTCTGCTTGGGTTGTCTGATGCGGAAGTTGGCCTGGGAGAGCAAGAGGCCATAGATAGGCAGGCTCTAGAAGAGTTATCTTCTGCTGAAGTAGGCTTAGGAGAACAAGAGGCTATAGACAGACAGGCGTTAGAAGAACTGTCTTCTGCCGAGGTGGGTCTAGGTGAGCAAGAGGCGATAGATGCAATTCCACCTCAAATAGAGACTACGCCCTATATTCGGGATACGTACATCTCTAGTGGTCGTAGGAAGCAGCCTACGTTTGGTCCGACTGTCACAACACTGGGGCAAGCTCTGGCTGCTCCTCTGTTCCCGTCAGCCCCTGTTTCTGGTTTGACTTCGTACCGTGGTGCTGGTGAAATTGAGGGGCAGAAGACCGGCAAGCCCCGCAAGAATGTGTGGAACGAAGCCTCTTTGCGGCTTAAAGATGCGTTAGGACTGTGATATGTCTCAAGTAAAAAAGTTGACTCGTCTGGGTAGCGATACCCGCAAGATTGCAGCCCTGTTGCAAGCAAAGGCTCCTAAAGGAGAGATGCTTGCCTACATCAACCCACAAGAGGCAGCACTGCTACGCGCATACGGTGGCTCTGGCAAGCCCCATGCAGATACAGGCATCCCGTCTTACCAAGTAGAGTCTGACTTTTCAGAAGGCTACATGGCAGACATGACGCCTTACCAAACTCCTGACATCTCTAGTATTGGATACGACCCTTCTTCTATGGTTGAAGGTTTGTCAGGAACATTCACGCCAGAAGCTGCTGCACCTATAAGCGGAGGCGCACCTGCGATTATGGGAGGCGCTTTCCCAGACTACACGGGTGCCCCAGTAGTCCCTGGTGGCGGCTCACCCGTAGAGTTCACAGGAACTGCTCCTCCGACTTATGCTGCTCCGCAAACCTATCAAGATGTGTTCGGTGCTAAGCCTTCTGCAACAGGAGGTCTTGGTAGCGCTCTAGGTCTTGATAAGCTAGACCCGACAAAGATGGGTATTGCTGGCCTGCAAGCTCTTATAGGTGGTCGTCAGAGCAGGGCGGCTGCTCGTCAAGGTCAAGCAGGCAAACAAGAGATGCAAGCTCTTGCTGCTCCCTACCGCCAGCAAGGTCAGCAGTTGCAAGCTCAAGCTGCACGGGGTGAACTCACCCCCCAGGCTCAGCAATCACTGCAAGCAGTACAGGCTCAGGTTGCCCAGGGTGTGCAAAACCGTGGTGGTGTGGGCGCTGCCCAGGCTGCGGCTCAAGTGGAAGCTGTGCGTCAGCAATTGCTGCAATCACAAGCTGACTACGGTCTAAAGCTCTCTGGTATAGGTGACCAGATTGCGCTAGGTGCTATCCGTGCTGGCATCCAGGCTGACCAGTACGTCAACCAACTGACCAACAGCTACATGAACAACATCATGAGAATGTTTGGTGGTGTTGCTCCTACTCAGCAGCCTACGGGAGCTAGAACATGAACGGTGAAGCAGCAAAAAGCCTAACTGGGATGCAGCAGTATCCCGGCTTTATCAAGCCCTTCCAAGAAAAACTGCAAGAGTCTTCTCAAGCAAGAGGAGAGATGGCAGGTCTTGAAAAAGGTATGGAGACAGAACGTCTAGCCACCCGTGAGCAAGCTCGTGCTAGCGCAGAGCAGACCTACGCAGACAAGTTTGCAAAAGCTCCACAGCGTGAGCAGTTGGTGGCTGTCTCTGAGAAGATGGAAGCTCCTTTTGTCCCCACAAAAGAGACTGCTGGTGACATGGCTCAGTTGTTTGCGCTGGTCAATATCGCAGGCTTTGCTCTGGGTGCTGGTGGCAAGCGTAACTCTCAGGCGGCTTTGTCAGGCATGAACGGAATGCTAGAGGGCTACCAAAAAGGTAGGCAAGACCTGTACAAGAAAGAGAAAGATGCTTTTGATACAAACATCAAGCAACTGAAGATGCGCTATGACACTCTAGACCGCCAGTTGAAGGAGGCTCTAGAGACATACAAGACTGACAAACAGGCTGGATTGCAGAAGGCTGACATGGCTTACGCCCAGGCCGGTGCTGACTTCTACAAGAAGTACGCTGACAAGTTCGGTCTTGCCGCTATGTACGAGTACCACAAGCAAGCATATGACGGTGCTAACCGTATGTTTGACAAGAAAGTACAGGAAGAAGACAGAGCTAGAACTCAGGCTTTCCGCGAGGAGCAAGCAAGAGTTAACGCTGACCTTCGTCGTGAAAGCATCTCTATGCAGAGAGAACGGATGCAAGAGTCTAGAGAGACTAGAGAAGTGCGTGATGCAAAGCTCGGACCTGTTGAGAGGAAAGAGGTCCGTGGTTTTGAAAACCTGCAAGATGAAGTCGCTTTGCTCAAACAGACGTTCAAGCCTGAGTACGCAAACTTCAAAGCTGATGCTGCTGGTGACTTGATGTCGAAGTTTAAGTCTCGCTTTCAGGATGACCCTGGAATGGCTGAGTGGTGGAGGCGTTACGAGAACGTGGCACTTCCTGAGCGTCACTCCATGTTTGGCGCAACTCTGACTGGCCCTGAGCGTGACTCTTGGCGTAAGGCAAGTATTGGCGCTGGAAGCTCAACGAAAGAAGTTAATAGCTGGATTGCTGACAAAGAGCGAGTCCTCACAGCAAAACTTAAAAAGTATGAACGAGCAGCCCCAGTCTCTTCTGCGGCACCACCTCAAGTTCGCTCGTTCAACACAGTGCAAGAGGCAGAGGCAGCTAACTTGCCCAAAGGCACAGAAATTACTATTGGCGGCAGAAGAGCAAGGGTGGAGTAATCATGCCTATCAAGTTTATTGATGAGCCTAAGAAAGAAGGCGGCATTCGTTTTGTAGACGAAGGCCCGTCTGACCCTGTGTCTCGCATTCCTACTGGCGGCTATCAAACAGTAGAACAAAAATCTCCTGCTGGTGAGCCAAGCTACATGGAAAAAGCATCCATGTATGCTTCTGCTGTTCCAGGTGGGGCGCTAGCGTCACAGGCTTTGAAAACGGCGACTGCGGGTCTTCCTCGTGTTGCTCCTTACACCTCTCGCTTGGCAGAGGCGTTGACACCTACGTCTTTACGTGGGCTTAGCCTGGCTACAGGCGGTGCTGCTGCTACTGCTATTCCTGCTGAGTTTGTTAGGTCACAGCTTGAGCGTCAAGGTGTTGGTCCTACAGGTCAGATGGTTGGAGAAGTAGGAACTGCTGGCGTGGCTGGCCTGCTTGGTGCCGCTGGAAAGTATGGATTAGGCGTTGCAAAGCAAGCCATAGGTGGACCTACAAGAGAAGCAGCCGCGCAACTAAGACAACAAACTTCCTCAAGGTACGACCCTGCTATTGCAGAGGCTCAGCGTAAGGCAGAGCAGGCTCAGAAGGTTGTCACGCAGATGGAGGCTCAGCCAAAGGTGGCAGGTCAACGCGCTGCTGCGGCTCCTCTTACTCCTGAGCAGGAACAAGCTGCATTGCAAGCGCAACTTCGCGCTCCTGTTCGTGAGCAAGCTGGTGCTAGGCGTGTTACGGCAGAAGAACGGGCTTCTATTGCTGAAGCGAAAGCTCAGTCAGCACAACAGGCAAATGTTCAGGCACAGCAAGCAGTGGCACAGCTTGAGAGGGCAATGCTGGCTAAGCCAACAATGAGTGCTGAAGAGTTTGGTGCAAATCTTCGCGCAACGACTAGCAAGCTACAGAAAAACTTGATGAGGGCTAGATCAGAAAACTCAAATCTTGGCAATGTTATTAGAGATGCAGGCACTGAACCCAGTGTCAATACTGCTCCTTTGATTGCTACTGTCAAGCGTTTGGAAAAGCAGACCAAGAACCCTCAAGTTCTGGGTATGTTGTCTGAGATTGAGACGCTAGCAAAGAATGGTGAGTTGCAAGCTCTTACTTTGCAGCAGGCTGACTCTCTGCGTAAGTACCTAAACAAAGACATCATTGCAAAGTTCTTTGCTCAGACAGGCGCTGACAAAGAGACTCTGAAGACGTTGCGTTCTCTACGAGGTTCCTTGATAGAGTCAACACCCCAGACATACAGGGAAGCTCTAGGCAAGTTCAGTGCGTTGTCTCGTCCTCTGGACATTGTTGAGAGGCAAGGCTCTCTCAGGCGTGTGGTAGACATTGATGCTGTAAGCACCGCTGAAAAGTTGACAGAGGCTCAGGTTGTTGGAGAAATCATCAACAAGGCAAAAGCTGGAAACCCAGTGTTCACACGCTTGTTGGAAACCAATCCCAACCTCAAAGAATCTGGAAGACTGTATTTCACTCAAGACTTGTTCGGCAAGGGTGCTGTTCCAACAGAGGCATCTTTGCGTACTTGGCTCAAGGCTAACGAGCGTCCTCTGAGGCAGCTTGGTCTGTACGAAGAGTTCAAGAGTATGCGTACAGCTAGAGAGACTGCTCAACGGGCTGTAGAAGAGACAAAGTTGGCAGAGACTGCTGCTAAGAAGGTTGCTGGAGAAACTGGCAAAGAGGCTACTGCCGCCAAGAGACTTAGTGAAGAGTCTCAGAGTAGGCTTGAGTCTGCTTTGAGAACGCAAATTGGACCTGCTCCAAAAGCCCCGCAAGCTGCTCCAATCCAGACATTCATTGGCACTCGTGACAAGCAGCAGCAAGCCGTTCAGTCACTGACCAAGATGCAGACTGACATTTCTATGGCTAAGACTCCCAAAGATGTCAAAGCTGCCGTAGAAAAAGCCGCAGATGACTTGCTCAAGCGTGGCATCATTGATGACAAAGGCTACAGAACAATGTTGCGTGACGTTGAGAACTTGCAGTCAATGATGGACGCACAAGCAAAAGCAAGAAAAATCATTGCTTACTTTGCTGGCTTGGCTGGCATTGGTTATCTTGGCAGGCGTACTGCCGAATCTGTTTTTCCATAGGAGTAGACCATGAAAGAAAGTTTGGAAGGCAAGGACACTCGCAAGGGTGGTGAGAACGAGTTGCGTGGTAGCAAGGATGCACAGCGCGCCCTGCAACGTCAGCGCAAGATGGACCGTAAAGACAAGCGTTCTAGCAAGCGATGAGCAAGAAGAAGATAGGCATCAACCCTGACCTAGAGAAGCATATAAACCAGCTTCTGACGGCAGTGATGTCGGACGAGACTGCCAGCATCACAGAGAAGATGAAGGTGGTTGACCGTGCGCTCAAGCTGGAACAGTTGAAGGCAAAGATTTCTGACGATGAGTGGGGTTCAGGCTTCATGTCAGAAGATGATGACGAGACAGATAGGTGATGATATGATTATCCCGCTATCACAACATAGAGGGTTTAATCATGGACGCACAAATCTTGAAGTTTGTCAGGCTTGGTCTGGAGGTCATCACAGACCGCCTCATCACCATCCTCGCGCTGCTCAGCAGCGGTGGGTTGGCTTGTTGGGTGATGTGGGGGCCGGTGTGGGAACGTGTTTCTACGCTAGCAATTTATGTGTTTTTTGCGTATCTTGTAGTACGCGCAAAGGAGAGTAAACATGAAGTTCATTCCAAAGGTCAAGACAGTTAGCAAGACGGCTGAAATCGGCACAGCAATCATCCAAAACAAGGTGTGTGCCCCAGGTGAGTTCACCCCTGGCAAGCTGCCTGCTGGTGGGTTCCAGGCCGTCTGGAACTTTAAGAACGACCAACCTAACGACTACTTCACCCGCAAGATGTCTCCGACCTCTGGTGGTGGCAAGAAGGTGTACTAATCATGGGAATCATGGCTTTTACCCCGATGGGGAATGCAGTAGTGTTTACTGCTGCTGTCACGGCTCCCACTCCGGTAAGAGCCTTGTCCACGACCATCGGCGGCACTCAGTACCGAGTACACAACACGGGCAACGTGGTCGTCTACATGGGTGTTGGCGACAACGCTAGCTCCTCTACGTCACAGGCAAACGTCACTCTGAATGGGGCGACCATAAGCCTCATGCCAAACTCTGTAGAAGTGTTCACCTTTAACGCGAACCAGTACTTCACAGGTGCTACTGCAAGTGGCACGGCTGCGGTCACTGTCGTGCCTGGGGATGGTTCGTAATGTTACGTACAGCCGGTGGACTGACAATCAACCAGACGACTCAGTTCGCTGGCTACTACGGTTCTTTCTACAGCAGTCTAGACCAGACAGACGGCACAACCCCGCACCTGATGTTCTGCGAGAACACCGCAGAATCAGCAGGCGTAAGCATGGAAACTGGTGTACAAGGAACAAAGAGTCGCCTCACGTTCGCCAATGCTGGCACGTACAACATTCAGTTCTCTGCACAGCTACACAACACAGGCGGTGGCGGTTCAGGTAATACAACAAATATCTGGTTTAAGCTCAACGGTAGCAATATTGCAAACTCTGACACGAGAGTCACAGTGCCAAGCAATGCACCCTATGTCGTTGCAGCATGGAACTTCATTGTCAGTGTTGCTGCCGGAAACTATGTAGAGATTGCATGGCTTGCTGACAACAACAACATCATTCTTGAACACGAGCCTTCTGGCACGTACAACCCTGCGATTCCCTCTGTCATCATCACTGCTGTACAGGTAAGGTAGCGAAGGAGACAACATGGCTTGGTCTGACGTTCTTAAAGCAGTCATCCCAATCGTAGTTGCTGCACTGGCTTGGCTTCTAGGTCAGGTTGCATCTTTCTCTGAACGCCTGACAAAGATAGAAGGCCAGATGCCTGCTCTCATCACGAAAGAGGGCATACCCACTGACAGTCCTATAAGTGCAGAGCGCAGGGCAAATCAGAAAGAACAACTGATGCTGCACATTAACGAGTTGCAGGTCAAAGTCAGGCTCCTTGAAGAGCGTGAGAAGTTGGGGAAGAAGTAATGGATTGGCTCAAACAGATTGCTCCTACCGTAGCCACTGCGCTGGGTGGCCCTCTTGCTGGGATGGCTGTGTCGGCCATCTCTAAAGCCGTTGGTGTGGACGAAGACAAAGTCCAAGACATGATATCCAGCAACAAGCTCAGTGCCGATCAGGTGGCGCAGCTAAAGATAGCTGAGATTGAGCTTGCAAAACAGGCGCAAGAACTGGGTCTGAACTTTGAGAAGTTGGCTGTTGAGGACCGCAAGAGTGCGCGGGAAATGCAGGCTACCACTCGCTCGATGATGCCTCCAATCCTGGCTTGTGCTGTGACCCTTGGGTTTTTCAGCATCGTAGTGATGATGTTCTTCAACCAGATCGACAGCAACAACCCGGCAATCTTGATGATGCTGGGGTCGCTTGGAACGGCTTGGACAGGCATCATTGCCTATTATTTTGGATCATCTGCTGGGTCACAAGCTAAAACAGAAATGATGGCGAAAAAATGAAACACAATTGGGAAGAAGCGCTCAAGCACATCCTCAAGTACGAGGGTGGTTACGTTAACCACCCTGACGACCCTGGCGGGATGACCAACCTGGGAGTGACCAAGCGTGTATGGGAACAGTGGACTGGTAAGCCTGCGAATGAGTCTGAGATGCGCTCTCTCACCCCTGATATGGTTGCTCCTCTTTACAAGAAAAGGTATTGGGATGTCGTTCGCGGTGATGAGCTTCCTTCTGGTGTTGATCTGTGCGTTGTTGATTGCGCCGTTAATGCTGGTCCTGGCCGGGCTGCTCAGTTCCTCCAGCAAGCCGTAGGCGTCCCAGTCGACGGGCAAATCGGCCCCAAAACATTGGCCGCTGTAACGGCCATGCCCGCTGATGAACTCATCGAGAAGTTCTGCGACCTGCGTGAGGCTCACTACAAGAGCCTGTCCACCTTCGCCACATTCGGCAAAGGCTGGATGCGTAGGCTAGATGATGTAGAAGCAGAGTCTAGAGGTATGTGCTGATGGCTAGCAAGAAGTTCCCTAACCTGTCTGTAGGCAGAGGCGAGAAGCTCTCTGTCAAGAAGGGTGCTGGCCTGACCGCTAAAGGCAGGGCTAAGGCAAACAGAGCGACAGGCTCTAACCTTAAAGCTCCTACCAAGTCTGGTCCTCGTCAGAAAGCCTTCTGCGCTCGTAGCAAGTCGTGGACAGGTGAGCGCGGCAAGGCTGCTCGTAAACGCTGGGGATGCAGATGAAGAAGACACCTAAAGCCAAGCGTGGCCTGTACTACAACATCAACAAGCGCAGGAAAGCAGGACTGCCTGCAAAGAAGCCCGGACAGGCTGGTTACCCTACTGCCCAGGCTTTCCGCAAGGCTGCACGTACTGCTAAGAAGCGTTAGTCAAGAGATTCCATGCTTCTGCCGCGCAGAGAGGGACTTGTCCATTACCAATGGCTTTAAGTCTGTCCACCCTAGCGGCCACCCCATTAGCCACTCTACCCACGTTGGGTTCAGATTGCCACCATTGCCTGCTCCCATAGCTCGGGCCTCGTCCAGCGTCGTCTTGTTTTTCAGTTGTTCCCAAGCTCCTGAGCCTCCACACATTCCTTTTGTTCTGGGTGTAGGCCAATTGACCTGCGCTGTCAATGTTGGAGTGTTCCTCTTGTGTTCGCTGGGCGCATTGGTTTCTTTCGCCATGTGTGCCGTTGGAGTAGTCCACTTCATCACTTGATGAGTCAAGTTTGTCTGATGACCTTTTTGAACCTTTGTTGACTTTGCGTCTGCTGCTTGAGGAGTTCGCCACAATCCAGATTCTGTCCCTCTGGTGATTGGCTCCAACGTCGGCAGCTCCCATAACAGTCCACCTACAGTCATACCCCAGCGCGGTAAGGTCTGCAATGACTCTGGTTCCTCCTCGAGTAGTGAGCATTGGGGAGTTCTCCACAAAGACGAATCGGGGTCGTACTTCGCCAACCACCCGCGCCATGTGGTGCCACATTCCGCTTCGTTCTCCGTCCAGGCCGTCGCCTCGTCCTGCTGCGCTGATGTCTTGGCACGGAAAGCCGCCAGATACAACGTCAACAATTCCTCGCCACGGTCTGCCGTCAAAGGTTTGTATGTCATCCCATACCGGGAAAGGCGGGAGAAGGCCGTCATTTTGTCGGGCGCACAGTACGCTAGCTGGGTAGGGTTCCCACTCGACTGCACAGACGGTTCGCCATCCGAGCAGCTTGCCCCCAAGAATTCCTCCACCAGCGCCTGCGAAAAGAGCCAACTCATTCATGGAGCCTGATTAGGCATCAAGCCACCTTCAAAGAGGTAGCTACCGAAATGCCCCAGGTACACCCAGGGTGCAGCGTGGATCTTGATACCGTGTTCCCTAGCCTTCCAGCAGAAGTAGTAGTCCTCGCTAAGTAGGCGCTCTATCCCTGGCTCTATAGCGCAGGCAAAGTACTCTGTGATGCGGTCAGTGACTTCTCCTGACAGCACTCTCACATCGTTGACGTAAGAGGGCAGAACCTCTTTCAACTGCGTCATCACTTCTTTCTTGATGAGCATGAATCCTGTGCCGCCATTCCAGATTTCTATAGGCTCATGTGCAGGCACTGTGACCTCACCTTCGTAGCCTACAAGGTTGACGACCATGCTGCCAGTCTTGTTCTTAAGCTGGTCTACAGGCACACCATCTTTGACAGCCTGCACAACTGTGTGCCAGTTGATTTCCTTCTTAGGGTAGATGCCGCAGATGATGTCCTTGTCTGCCCTGAGCATATGTACGATGTCAGCAGGATTGAACTTGATATCTGCGTCTATAAACATCAGGTGAGTAGCTGCCTCGTTCTGCATGAACTGGTGAGCTAGCAGGTTACGTCCACGTTGGATGAGTGACTCGTTAAAGAGGAACGACACAGACAGGTCTATGTTGTTCTCTGTGAGTACCTTTGCGGTGGTGACGAGGGACTGTGTGAAGAACCCTGTACATTGCCCACCGTACATAGGTGTTGCCAGGAATACGTGAGGCTTCATGCTGTTTCCTTCTCAATCGGCACATCTCGCCATGCGCCAGGATTGCCATCAATCCAATGCACATCGGTGGAGTCGTCTTCCCACCATTGCTGAAGAATACGAACAGCTTTTGATACGTTTTTACCATGTTCAGGCGAAGGCGCATAGCGTTCTACAAAACGTAGTTTGTTTGTCGGAGTCATGAGTGTTCCTTGAAGTTAGGGTGGTGGAAACCAGTACCGCTGTCCACCGGCAGCGTCCTAACTCTCCCTATTGCAGGGATGCGTCCACTGGCTGACTGTCTTTAGCCGACATAGCATCCTCGTACCCGGATGTGTAGGCGATGTTCCACAGTTGCTGTAGGCTCATGTTGATAAGGTTCTGGCTGTACTCGACAGCAGAGCGTCCTTTTTCCAGAGACTTCTGTGATGGTTGAATCTGTGTTTGCTGTGTCATGATATGTCTTCTATCCTGATAACGTACTTGTTTGTCTTTGCTGACTTGCGCCAGCCGTGAACTTCTATTCTGATACCAGAATCTCTGACGAG